AACTTTACTGGAGATTCAAAAATCTCAAAGAATTTTAAGCTCAAAGACTGTGGCACCGCCAAAAAGAGAACCTCTAACCGTATATGACGATCCTACCGGCACTGATACCGGCGGCGGCGGCGGCGGCAAAGGTAGTGCGGATCAAACGCTTTCGCGATTGATTAGCTTGCAGAACGAATACGATTCAATTCTCCGATCAAGCCCATTATTAGAAATTCAAAGATTTCAACTTGCTAATTCACTGGCCCTAGTCCGAGCGCAAGAGGATAACAACGCAGAACTCGTAAATACGATAAAAAACAATGAAATAAACCTTGATTTTGCGGATCAAGAGCTGCGAATAAGAAATCAATACATAGACGCTATGAATGCTGCGAATAGCATAGAAAATCCACAGGAGAGGCTTTTAAAAGAGAGGATTGCAGGGGAAAAGCAAGCTTTTGAGCTTGAGAAGCTTGTAATTTCAGCCAATGGCCGTAAACTTGATCTTACGCAAGAAACTGCTATAGCTGCAGAAAGAATTGCCAAAGCTTCTGAAGACGAGCTTTTCAACCTACGCGATCAGCTTGGGCTGGTCGGCAAGCAGGAAAGGATAGATAGATTTAGGCAGTCAAGGATAGACGCAGGAGATCCAAATGCTGAACAGCAGACTGACTTATTCCGCCAAACAATAGATCCCACGTTGACGGAAGGTTTAGGCCAAAACATTCGCAGTTTGAAAAAAGAGCTGGAAGATCTAGTAAATCCAATCAATCAAATCACTGGCGCAGCAAACGCTATTGGCGGGGCATTTTCGCAGTCGTTTACGGATGCAATCAGTGGATCAAAAAGCGCAAAAGAAGCATTGGCTGATTTCTTCAAGAGTGTTGGCAGTTATTTCTTGGATATGGCTGGTCAGATTATTGCAAAGATGGTGACAATGGCGATTCTGAATGCTGTTGTCGGGTTGCTGCCTGGTGGCCCCCCTGGTGGCATCGGGTTTAATCCCAGCGCACCAAGCATTACAGGCAACTCCCTCGGAGACTTTGGCGGCGGAAGTTTCGGTGGTTTCATGGCAAACGGCGGCCCAGTAAGTGCAAACACGCCCTACATCGTGGGAGAGCGCGGCCCAGAGTTGATGATTCCATCCAGCAGCGGCATGGTGCTGTCTAACAGCGAAACCCGTCAGCAGCTAACGCAACAAGGTTCTGCAATGCGTAGCACCGAGGCTACCCGTCAGCAGCTGAACACGCAGCGAAACACAATGATCACCAACAGCACCCGCGAAACAGAACGCATGACCGAAATGATGCTGTCAAATCCAGATCCAATTGATGTGAGGTATGAATCAACGGTAATCAATAATGTTGAATACGTTACGGCAGAACAGCATCGTCAGGGCATGGCGCAGGCTGCTGAACGCGGCAGATCACTGACACTCTCGGCGCTGCAGGGTAGTGTTAAAACAAGAAAAAAGGTAGGACTTAGCTAATGAGCGCATTTGCCTTCGTCAACTATGCACGGTTTATGCAGGACTCGTCCACACCAACCGTTTACGCCTATCAAAATTTTTCAGTCAATTTAACGAGGACGTACGGCGGAGTTACGTACAGCTTTCTTCCCTTTGCTGTTTCGACTGGTGCAGGCAGTAAGGGCGGCGACCGATCCGAAGCAGTGCTAGGCGCTGCGACAAACGGAATCAGCGTAAACATTTTTGCTGAAGCTGTTCGAAGCCGCTGGCTATTGGATTTAAAAACTGTCAGTCTCGATGTGACGGACTTCAGTGATGTTGCACTGATTCGATCTGAGCTTTGGCGTGTCGCGAGTTACGACATGGATACAGAAAAGGTGCTGTTGAAACTAACTTCACCGCTGGATGCTGTTGCGTCAGACGTTCCAAGGCGTGTCTTGAATACAAAAATCGTTGGGGCGTTACCAACGTCTGGTTCATTGGTGGTTAGCTGATGATTGACTGGAAGCCTTGGATTGGTTTGCCTCATGTCTTTGGTGAGCATCCAAAGAATGGTCGGGGTGCTGATTGCGTAGTAATGGTCTGGGCGATATTAGATTCTGTTGGTGTTTACCACCCGCCATTTGATTACAAATGGATGGAATTAGCAGCTGCTGGTGGATGGGAAGAATTGCAGGCGCTATGGGACGAAGCAACGGAGGTATTGCCAGAAATAGAAGAACATGCAGTTTGCATGTTTGAAAATGGTGCAAGCGGTCTTGGCGTCGGTATCGTAGTAGAGAACGGGGTTTTAGTTGTCCATCACAAGCGTGGCGTGTGCTGGTTACCACCGCGAGCCATGCGAGAATCCCAGTATCGTCGATTTGTGTAATGAGCAGCTTACTTCCATCCGATAAGTATCTTGCCTCAATGCTGGGGTTGACGGATGAGGAGTATTCTTGGTTTAAGGCTGAGGTACGAAAGCGCAGTGCAGAAGCTCCTGAGCCTGCCGTAGTTGCGGGGCTTGAAACTGCTGCAATTATTGCAATCGCCAATTTAGTGATTGGCGTTGGCCTCACTGTTGTTTCGACGCTGCTAAGACCAAAGCCATCATTTGATCAAAACGAACCAGGCAGACCGCCCGAATTAAGGGCGACAAGTAGCGGCGGCCAAACAACAACACAAAACCAACGCTTTGCACCAAGATACGGCTTCAATTCAACGCAAGAGATCTCAACTTTAGGATCAGTTATACCGCTTGTTTATACAAATAAAGAAACGATTGCATCTATTGTGTATGGTGGCGTTCGAGTTAATACGCAGCTGCTCTGGTCGCAGATCTATAGCCTTGGCGGATCGCAGATGCTCAGGGCAATCTTTCTGGTTGGTGAGGGGCCAATAGCCGCTATTGAGCCTAGTAATTTTGCGTCTGGTGGCAATACTTTAACTAGCTACGACTTCGGCAATACAACTGCCAACCAAATTGGTTCGAGGATGGCAGTATACGCAAGATATGCAAGTGGTCTTACAACACGTATTGCACCAGGAGATCACGTTTACGGGCGTAGTGCAAGCGAAGACGTAGGAAATAGCAGCAACTTAGCCGGTTCAGAAGTGTTTGGTGTTCGTGTCGGAAATAATGTAACTCAGGATTTTTGCGCGAGTCATAAGCCAGCTAACCAAACAACGTTTGGTGTGTACGCATTTTGTGGCAATGATTTTGGGATGCGTCCTAACCCGACGTTTGAACCGCAGGTACGGGCACAGCTGCTACCTGAAGGCGACGAGGGAAAGACTGAAGTTAAATGCGTATTAGACGAGGCAAAATATGCAAGCCGCAAAAAGGCTCAAGCATTTTATGGATCGCGCAGCGGGATCACGTCTTCAGGGCTGGGAGCTATCGGTGGAACGACCACTTATAAGCTTTTTTCTTCAAGTGACAAGGACACTACTTTTGGTCGTGACATTGAAGATCTTACAAATACAGGTTCATGGGTAATTGAAAAAGAGCTAATTACCCCAGAAACTCCAGCGGGTTATGTAAAGCAATTCGACACAGGATCGGGCTCCAACAAAAAAGCTGTTTCTCGTTTCAAAAGCAGCAACATTGAAAATTTAGCTCAAAGCCTTCTTAACAGGCTGACCGTAAGTATCACTACAGTAGTTGTAGGCAATAGCGTCAACGTTACGTGGGGAGGAACTACCGTAATTGACAGCACAAACGTAGCGGGATCAAATAAGGCATATATTGCCGTGAATATTTCTTTTAACAGCAGCGGTCTTGATAGCGTCAGCAACAACAACGCAGTTGACACAGAGCTTGAATTACTCAAGGCAAGTAAGTTTAAGCTTAGATTTAAAAATGATCTTACCGCTGACGATCCCGAAGATGATATAAAAGTAGTTCAGTTTCACAAAATCCTTGTAGAAGACGACACCCAGCAAGAAATTGGGCTTACAGCTCCTTCGTATTCAGGGCCTTCTCTTTTTACAAGCACGGCAGATATTGACGGGACAACTGTGCTAACCAGTGCGTCGATGAGCAGCGGCTCTGTTACGTTTTCAGAACTTGACGTTACGACAACTCAACAATACCCAACGTTTAGATTTGATCGTAGTACTACGAGTTGGCAGGGTCCAGGGACGACTAGCAACTCATTCACTTTTGTAAGTTGGTTTTCTATTAAAGACGCATACTCCGAGAATTGCAAGGACATTGCATCTGTCGTCGCAGGCCGTCAACAAAGCTGGGATGATTCTATTGTTGTAGGAGAGTTGTATAAAATTGGTACTGGATTGGCAATTTGTACGAACAGAACCAATGGACCATTTAAGTCTGAAGTTGACGGATCGACACTAACTGTTGAGGCAACATTCAAAACAGTTCGTACCGGAGTCGTTACCACAAATAGTCAATCACAAATAGAAAAAGACGGCGACACATGGCTTAACCAGTCGCTTGCTGGTAGTAGTCCTGAGCCTCGTAATGTCGCAACAACTGATGGCCATATTATGCGTTGTGCTATTGCAAGCGTATCAACAACAAGGCCGTGTAAAACAGTTGAGTTTGGCATCAGATCTACCTTAGGCACACGCATTAACGGGCTAACTAATTTTGACACTACCAAAGGTTACAATGAGTGCGATAACCGTGCGTGTTTGGATTACAAAGGAAATATTTTAAACGAAGGCACGGCTTTATACACTGACATACATTCTTCAAACCTTGTCTCAACGACTGTTGAACGGTATAGCTTTTTCTATATCAGTTATCGAGCCGCTGCAACTTCTGGAGCATTCACACGACTAAGTAATGCATACGGGATCCGGGGCGCAACGTCACAGCAAATATTCAATTACATTCAGCTTGAAATGCCCAGTGTAAAGCAATGGGAGTATCAGATCGAGCCGCTTACGGGATACGAAGTTCGCAATCATGTGACAGGCAGTTTATACGTCTTAGACGCAAGTTACATATTTGGAACTACCCAACTGGTTTCGGAAACAGGTGGCATTAGCGTGCTATTCACAGGCGTACAAGTCACAAAGAGCGCAGATACGTTTGCAATCAGTATTGGCCGCAGACCATCCGCTGAAGGGCAATTAAACTACCCACAAACAGATGCAGATTTCAGCAACGGCGATACTTCGTTAATAGACACTTGGGGTAAATTGGCTGAAAGTTTTGTGTATGAAGAAATTTCATCTTCTGCCGAGAAAGGGCCAGAACATGAAATTGTTTACATTAATGAGATAGTACCAAACTCTACTCAAGCAAATTACGACAACCTCGCATTAGTAGGCGTCAACATAAATTCGTCAGTGGAATGGCAACAATTCAGCCAATTTAGTTGTTATGTGACTGGCGGTAAAACCTGCCGTCAACTGCGGAGCAGCTTGGCCGTAGGTGCAACGCATTTACTCCCAGACATTGTGTTGGACTTAATGACCAACAGCACCTACGGGAGAGGCGATTTAATTACTGACGACATGGTGAACTTCACTGAGTTCACAGCTGCAGCCACTTGGTGCTATGAACGCAAATATTTCTTTGATGGCGTAATAGCTGATAAAATCAACATCCGTCAATGGTGCGCTGATGTTGCTGCAACGCATCTATTGATATTTGGCGAGTCTGACGGCAAATTCTTCTTGCGTCCAGCTCTGCAGTTTGATGCTGTGGCAATCACGGGCCTTTTTA